CTTCGTGCGAGTGATCTAGTGCTTGATTCGGCGCCGCGCGTAGCGCTGGCAGATCCAGCCGCGCGTGACGGGCTGCCTCGTCAAACAGCGCGCTGCCCGTGAGGCCTGTCGCATGATGGATGAGGTCGATCGGCCCCGCGCTCTCGCCGGTGGAGTGGTCGTAGCCCCAGCCGGCGCGCGGGCCCTTCAAGTGGATGACGCAGGAGCCTTCCTTGCGCGGCGGGCGGCCCGCGAGATCCGCACAGCGCAGCGTCTTTCGATCGGGCGATATCCGAGCTTGAGGGAATAGCGAAGGCAGCCATTCGACTGCCGTGGCCGCCAGCCGCTCGCGCAGCTCGCGCGCGTCATAGCGCGTCGGCGGCTGCCAGACGTCGTTCAGGTCTATGACAAGCGGCGCCGTGTCCTTAGAGCCTGGCTCGCCCATGACTGCGCCCCTCAGCTCAGGATCACGAGCCCTTGCTCAGCCCGGGTGATCGCGGTGTAGAGCCAGCGCGCGCGGTCTGTCGGCGTTTTGCCAAGGCCGTCATCCCAGACGATGATGTTGCGCCAGGAGCTGCCCTGGGCCTTGTGCGCGGTGATCGCCCAGCCGAAGGTCGCCTCCGTCAGATTGCGCTTCTCCTTCCAGTCGCGATCGTGACGGCTGCGGTCGAGTGCGAGGTGATCTTCGAAATGCCCTTTGTAGACGCGGAGCCGTCCTGGGCTGCCATCGGAGCCCGGTGGTCCGATGCGGTTGCCTTCCTCGTCGGTCACCGAGGCGGAAAAGAACAGGCTGCCTTCGTCGACGATGTCGTCGAGGGTCACGAACATGCCGTTGATGAGGCCGAGATCGTTCTGGTTCTTGAGGCAGATGATCTTCTCGCTTGAGCCTGTGGGCAATGCATTAGCGCCGAGTCCCGCGGCTCGGCGCATCGCGTTGTTGAGCTGCAGCCGCGTGGCATTCATGCCGCAGATAACCTGACCGCCGCGCAGGCATTGCTCCGGGGTGACGTCGGTCTTCCGCATCTTCCAGACGTAAGTGTCGTACTGGCCAAATCCGATCGGCTGCCCCTGCCGCGCCATGGTGGCGAGCCGAATGATGGCGCTCTCGCCCGCCTGGCGGTGGATCTCGGTCAGCATCACGTCGGGCGCGTCCTTGGTGAAAGCGCCTTCGCCCTTGATCGGTGGCAGCTGACCGGGGTCGCCGAGGACGAGGACCGGCTTGCCGAAGCTCATGAGGTCGCGGGCCATCTCCTCGCCAACCATCGAAACCTCATCGAGCACGATGAGCTTCGCCTCCGCGGCATCGCTCTGCGGGTTGAGCGCGAACCGGGGCTTCTTCATATCGCGAAGCGTCTGGCGCATCGCCTCGATCGCGGCCCCAGCGGCGGTGCGCTCGAACCCAGTCAGCCGAATGGCGTTCCGCTCCGCCTCCTCGATCTTCTTCTTGGCTTCCGCGATCTCCTCCTCGGTCGCCTCTATGACACTGTAGATCAAGCTGTGGATCGTGCGCGCCGGCGTGCTTTTGCGGCGCAGCACGAGCGCTGCCTTGCCCGTGAAGGTCGCCGTCACGACGCCGGGGACACAGCTGCCGCCATCGCGGCTGCTCTTGTGCGGCTCGAGTCCCAGCTCCTCGAGGGCGAATTTAAGGACGGTACTCTTTCCGACACCGGCATAACCGAACAGCCGAAATACCTGCTGTTCGCGGGTGCGATTCTGAAACCAATCCTTGATCTGAGCGATTGCTTTGGTTTGCGTGTCGGAGGGTGCGACTGTCATGGCCGCATGCCCCAGCACCGGTCTTGCCACGCGCACGCCGCATGCCACTCGCCCCCAGCAAACCCTCCGCGGCAGATGATCGAGGTTGGCTCTTGGGCGGAGCGGGGCAAAAGTTCGCGAGCGTCGCTCGCGCGAACCACCGTAACAGCTCGATCGCTCATGCGCTGAGCGAGCGGCGCATCGAATGGGACGAGCTCGCAATAGAGTTCCCAGGTGTCGCGGTTGAGGGCCGTGAACAGCGCCGGGTTGGGCAGGTTGAGATAGGCCTGATAGAGCGCGATCTGTGCGCCGTAGATCGGCTTGGCTGCGACGACACCTTTTTTAACCACCTCGTTCCAGGACGCTGCGCCCAGCGCCTTGTTCTCCCAGAGCGCGGGATAGGCGATCGGAGCCGGCCCCGAGAGCAGGCATCCATCGATGTGGCCCTTGAAGCGCTCGTCGAGAGCCGAGAATCCGAACTGCCTTCCATCCGACCGCGCGGTGCGCAATTCAAAACCGGCGGTGTGAAGCCAGGACGCGACGACGTCTTCGCCTCGATGCCCGGCCTCGAATATCCGTAGCGTCTTGGGCTCGAAGTCACGCCCTTCGTCTTTCGGCACGGCCAGATAGTCGTATTGGATCTGGCGCAGGCATTCGCGCCCGAGCCCCGATGCGCTGACATAGCGGCGCGGCGGTTGCGCGCGATGGCGTACCAAGAGCGCGACATCGATTGCCTCATTGACGGCGAAGCCGACGGCCGACGTGCGGGCCACACGTTCGTACTGGCAGCCCGATTCGTGGTTGAGATCGATCACCCGCGGCCTCAGAAGGGAATGTCGTCGTTGAGCGTCTGGCGCCTCATCGAGTCCTGAAACCCTTCGATGCATGCCTCGATGATGCGATCGATGTCGTTAGCGATGCGATCGTGGAACGGCGCCATGAGGCCGAGCTCGTTCAGCACCTCGGACAAGAATTTGCGCGCGTCCTTGATCGCCTGCTTCTCCATTTCCGTCTTGTCGATCATTCCGTGGTTCCTGATGGCCATGGCCGATCCGGCGTCGAGGCACCGCTTCGAGCAGAAGCGATAGAGCGGAAAGCGATCCCAGCGGAGCTGATGGACGTAGCCGAAGCCGCGCGATTCTCGACCGCAGAGGAAACAGACGGTCAGGCCAGCAGAAATCGGGTCAGCGTCTCGTCTTTCGGCTCCGTCCCGACTCGCTCCGATGCCAATACGACGAAGCGGCCGATGGCGGCGGTCGCCATCGCTTCGAGTTCGGGCATGGTCAAGCAGTGGATGGGCTGATGCAGCCGTCCCCGTGCTTCGAGCCATGCGCCGACCGCCCTTGCCGATTCGCGCGTGACATGCGCGTGCCAGTCGTCGTCGGTCATCCGTTGAGCCAAGCCGGGCCTTGCGCCGGCGCGGGCTTCGCCGGCGCGGCTGCCGGCTGGTTCGCCCACGGCACGGTTCCGGATGCCGGTGCGGGCGCGGCAGGCGCCGCTTGTGTGGCCCAGGCCGGTGCCGGGCTACCGCTCGTATCGGGCGTCTTGCGCGGCTTGGCATTGATCGGCTCGGCCGGGACCGCCTCGCCCCGCATGATCGCCGCGTATTGCGGCTCGCCCGGGACCACCACGTTGGCCAGTTTGTTCGAGTCGCTGTACTGCGGATTGCTCGCGGGCTCGATCATGATACGGCCCGCGAAAACGATGCCGTCGAGCTGCTTCAGGCCCTGAATCAGCCGCTTCTGCTTAGCCGCCGGGCTCAGGTCCTTGGGATCGAGGCCGAGCGCGCTGTCCACCATCGCGCGAAAGACGCTCTTCGAGATGTTCCAGCCCTTCGATTGACCCTTCTCGTCGACCTTGCCGCCGGCCACGGTGAAGTTCTGCCAGAATTTGCGCCGGGCGAACGGGCCCTCGACGACGGTGAACTCGCAATCGAGCATCTTCGCGTCGCTCGACTGCGAGGCTTTGAGAAGGCCGGCGTCCATCGGTGTGGCGCCATTCACGCCGCCCGGGCGGATGGCCATCTTGATCTTGGCAAACGTGCCATCGGGAATGAGCTCGCCGATCGGGCCCATCTGGGGCTGAGCGTCATTGAGGTCGTACATGAATGATCTCCTGGTTAAAGGGGTCAGGCCGCAACACGCGCAGCGGAGGGGACGGGTTGAAGGCGATTGATCTTGGCGAGCAAGGCACCGAGGTCCGGGGGCTCGGTCACGTCGAGGCGCCCGCTGCGATCCTTGGCGGGCAGGCCGAAGGGATTGCCGGCTTGGCAGACGAGCCTCCGCTCGGAGGCTTTTTCGTCGAGGACGTAGGCGCCGGTGGCATCGCGCGAAAAGAGATGCATCGAGATCACCTGGTCGACGATGCCCGGCAACTCGCGGCCGGCTTTCGAACCCTCCATCTGGGGCTGCCAGGTCGTGACGTTGAACTCGTCCGTGACCTTCTCGAGGACGCCGACGAAGATCACGGTCTTGCCGGGCGCGTGCTGCAGGTGCTTGAGCGCCTGGATCACCTCGCGTCCCAGCAAGCCATAGGCGCCGCGCGTATCGGGCTTCCCGGTGCGTTCGGAGAACGCTTCGGGCTGCTGCTTGGCATAGGCCATCACTTGCCGGGTCAGGTCCGTGATGCTGTCGACGAAGACGATGGACTTGCTCGCCAGGAACTCCTCGGTGCCGCTCCCGGCGTAAACGCCGCGCACATGCTGATGATGCTGGACGCTGTACCAGGCATTCGGATCGGCCGCCGGATCGGGTCCTCCAATCAGCACGACGAGATCGCGAAAGTCGACGAAGCTGCGGATCGGAATGCTGGCGCCGGGCCAGTCCTGCACGGACTTCATGCCGGCTTCGAGGTCCAGGCAGACCGTGGGCTCGACGGGCAGGGTCTTGAGTAAAGACGTCTTGCCCACACCGGGCGGACCGAAGATCGCGAGCGAGCTCTTGTTGGCGGCGGCCGACAATCGCTCGTCGGCGGTGACG